TACTTCTTCTGCTGGAACTTCTTCCACCACTTCTGTAACTGCCTCTTCTGTTGTAGCTTCTTCAACTACGGCATCTGCCTCTGGAGCGACCTGTGATTCTTCAACAGTAGCATCTTCAACCACAGCTTCATCAGCTGGAGCATCAATGACTACATCATTTGTTGTGTCAGTCATAGGACTTACCTCCTTGTTAATCTCAATTGTATTAATGCCTTTAGCACTATCAACTAAGAACTTTATCATATCTGTTTTTTCGTTATCTGATTTTTCAACGAAACCTATGTTCTGCATTGGGATACCAGATGTTGGACTTTGCTCAGATTCATTCTCTGAAAGAATTACTATACCAGAATCCTTGTCCCAGAAAACATTTTCAATAGCTGTGTCTACTATGTCACCCTTGACAACATCTACACCATCTACCTTTTCAACAGATATTACATTTGCAAACTGATTTGCTGGAGTGTCTACTAGAGATAGCTCTACTAGGTCATACTCCTTGATAATTCTAATAGATGAGTTTGTCTTCTCATCATATGCATCATCATACTTGTTCATTCTGCCGCCAATAGAAAAACCAGAAAGGGTTCCGTCAAGAACCTTTTCCCAGGTATCCTGAGCACCCTTTGAAACATATGCTGATACGTAGATCCCCTTGAAGAATGTCTTTGACTCTGGGTCAAAGTACTTGTCTTCCTTAAAGGCTACCATCTTGCCAACAGCTAGTGGCTGGTGCATCTCACGGATGTTGCCACGGAACTTTGAGAATGCCTTCATAGAAGCATCTGCAGTAACGATGTCCTTTTGACGGTCAACGTTATCTAGGGTCGCAAATCCAGAAACAATTCGACGTTCTTTGTCTACTTTTGAGAATGGCATTGATAGACGAACGTTGTCGCCTTCAGCATCCCAATGTGCTTTTGAAATAGTCATGGTATTACTATTATAGAGCCTTTTTTTACAACATGTTAATAACTATGTTAATAACTATTGTGAGGCACTACCCTCTCCCTGAGCATTACGCCCAGAAACTGTTGCAGGGCTGTCAGAGGCGTTGTTAGTTCTCTCTGCAACTCTAGCACGATTACCTGCTAGGTTAGCTCTTGCATCAGTAGCCTGTCTTGGAGATAGGTCTAAAAACTCGTCAGCTTCTGGGTGCTGTGGCATGCCCAAAGCGGTTCTAGCTTCGTTAGGAGTCATGACCTTGTTCTTTACATATCGCTCTAGAATCTGTGACTGAGCGATCTCATCTGTTAGAGTAAGTTCGTTTAGCTTGAACTCTAGAAGGTCAGTCTTTTCCTTAATGATCTTGTTGATAGCCTTCTCAAGGTTACGCTGAGCAGGTCGTGCTACTTGCTCCTTGAATGTTCTATCCTGAGCCAAAGCAGCAGCAATTGCAGATGAATCGCCTCCACCAATCTTTGAAAGGGGTACCTGATGAGCGACAAGGATATCATCCCTATTACGAATGCGGTAGTCATTAAACGACGCTTCTTGTGTCCCATTCTCAACTGCCTCCATCTTAAACTCTACCTTGTTAGTATCTGAATCTCCAGGTAGTGGAATGTATAGGGTTCTGTGGCTTTGGCCCTTTAGACTTGTCTGTAGGAATCGGAACATCTTGTCCTCTGCCTCTTCAGAAAGCTTTGCACCCTTAAGAGTAATAATGTAGCGTGGAACACCCTTGTTAGTGAAGTAATCAATATTGTACTGTGACGCTAACTGGTCTCCCTGAAGAGAAGAGATTGCTGACATAATGTCAGGAACTCCATAGAAAGTATTTAGTGGAGAGTATTCCTTATAGTGAATAATCTCATTTGGACGTGGATCGTTTGTGATTGGGTTCTGGTTAGTTGCCCCGAAATTACGGAAGTAAACTACCTTATTGCCAATGATCTGAATGTATCCATCTCTAAGTCTACGTACACGCATGGTGGTAGCAGGGATGTGACCAACGTAACCAATCTCACCCTTTGTAGTTCTACCGATTTCTAGGTATCCGTTTCCAGTTGCCTGAACGTCTGTATAAAACTTCATAAGTGTGTTTGTAAATGAGTCATCATCATTTAGGGATTCTAGCCAGTCATGCAGTTCGAACTTAGCACGTTCAATACGCTTACGGGCCTTCTCTGTTGCTGATGAATTATCTGATGATTCTAACATCATCTGTGTACGCTTGGTAGCGTCAAAAATATATCCTAGACCAACAATGTTTTCAACCTTAGCATCAATAGCTGCGTGGTTGGCAAAGGAGGTATCGTAGAAGTTTGCTAGCTCGTATAGGTTCCATGGTGGAGTAATTACATCAAAGATGCCGTAGCCATTACGGTACACACGACCAGGGTTAATCTCCTTAGAGTATGCTCCATTGATACCGCTATTCACAGCAAGAGCACTATCCTGATACAGTGGGTTATTTAGATCAACATTATTGTAGCCAACTGTAGTGTCTACAGCGTAATCTGCCTTTTCAATTCTGTCTGAGCGACGCTTAAAGTTTTTCTCTAGTCCAGAGAAATTCTTTAGGTTTTCCCAGCTTTTTGAAAATGGGTCTTGAGCCTTAAACTGATCAGCTTCTTGTTCTAAATCAGGAAGACCAATGTCTCTAATATAGTACTCTTCTGACATTAGTCATCACTTCCATACATGGCGATAGTATCCTTGGCTGCCTGAACAGCTCCAAGGTCATTTAGATTAGGGATCAGTCCCTGCTTCATGCGGTCTATTTGCTCCGCATATTCTTCTTCTGAGATTCTACCCATACCTGCATAGAACTCATATGAGCCATCTCCTTGGCCTAATGCCTTGGCTTCTTGCTCTAGCTTATGAATCTGAATTGCGTCACCCCTATGGGACGGAACGTTTAATACGTTACCATTTCCATCTGTAAAAGGCTTGCCGTTAGCCTTCTTCCAAATGTAGATACCCCAGTCGTAGTTCTTGTCCAAAACTGTAAGCTTTGATTCTCCGACTTGACCAGGGACTCTAAATTTTTCAGCATTCATAACCACTAGTATACCATATTAAATGGCTGACTGCAATATTGATTTCCAAGCTATATCTTTATATACTCTGTATGGCTCTTCTGACATACCAAGAGATTTCTCATCAGAAAATATTAGTCTGTTAGTTCCAGTATAAATATTAAAGATTTGTGCTGGATCAATGTTTCCTTTTTCTGTTGTCAAAAGGTATAAAACATCTTTCCAAATAAAGTTTTCATTCCAATACGACCAGACGTTGTCTCCTGACTCTCCAGTAAGTACCTCTCGCCATGGTCTTATCTTGATGGCTTGCTGCTCTTGCTCTGCAGTATATTGGAAGTGGGCTATATTATTAATGGTAAGTGGGCCAGTTATTCTAAATGCCCCCTTGGTTGCAGGGAGAGAGTTATTGTAATAGCCAAAGTCTAGCTTTGTTCCAAACTGAATTCCTAGGATTGCCCACTCATTAAGATTAATAACTGCCTTAGTAGACATTAAGCCGTTGATATAGAAGACCATGCCTTCTTCAATAGCTCCAGTCGTAGTGTTGAGTCCATAGATCTTCCCTCGTTTCTGAGTTTGATCATCCGCTACAAGATAGAACTTGATGTGAGCATTGTTAGCCTCTATCTCAAAAGCCTCTATTGGCTCTTGTGGGAACTCTTCTGCATCATATCTCAGGAATATCTGTAATGCACCAACCTTATAGGTATCTGACATTCCCTGGTTAATTGGCATGCTTAGACCACGGTTAACACCAGTTCTTGGCTTTCCTACTAGACCAAAACCACTATGGTTGGTCAGGTATAGGTATGGGGTACTGCCCTTATAGATCGTGAATGGGTTTCTTCTCTTGTAGTCTTCATAGATTCCCAGCTTTGTATATGGCACTACTGGGACTCCGAATCTAGAGCCAATGACATTCTTAGAGATATCGTTAAATGACAAAGATGATAACTGTAAAGACTTTATCGTTATTGGATCGTACTGAGAACCATCTGTAATTATTTCAATCTGAACAGCTATGGCTAGATTATTTATGTCTACCCCAACTGGAGGATAGATAATTGAATTATTAACTACCTCGTAAATTGTGGTTTCCCAGTTGTCATAAATTGGGTTATCGGATAGGTCATAGTCTACTATGTACTTTCCAGGCTCAACAGTTCTGTCTGCTAGCGGAGCTAGTGTTAGGCTAAAGTCTGAGGCTGGCTTAGTTGCCTTTGTTGTTAGATCTTGAAAAGAAATATATGTTCTAACCTTTGACCCAGTTGTATCGAAGACACGGTCATTTAGGATAGTGTCATCAGCAAAGATGTTTGGTTCTGGGAATCCGATATTAAACTGTAAAAGATCTACGGAATAGTAGCTTTCATTCTCAGAGTTCTTTACATATTTTGAGAAGTATGAGATTGGTACATAGTCTGCCCAGTTTGACTTTGTTCTAATGTCCAAGATGTTACCAATTAAAGATTCTCTCATGACTAGAGTGTAGCTTGATACCGCACCTAGAAGTGATGAGTTGTAGCTTATTATTCCATCTGCCCCAAATCTTGAAGAGATAGTGTTGGCAATGAATGAAGTGGCAAAGTTTATACTATTTATTTCACCAGAGAACGTATTTGTAAAGTCTTTATTTCCTGCTACGTATAGCTTTAGATATTCCCTATCTCCAAAGAATGCGGATAGGTTCTGGCCGATTGCCTCTACTAATACATCTATGTCAAATCCAGCGGCAAAGTATGAGTTACCAGTTATAGTAGATGTCTTTATAGTTAGTGATTCATTGTTGTAAACAAATACATATGAGAGCGTAGTTCCAGATAGAGATGCCTCTAAATAGTTTCCGCTAGTATCATTAATTA